CCCCGACTTTCGACAATGATGCTGCACTCTCAAGGAATACCAGTTCCGATATTTTGCGATACGCTTCGGAGTTCCGGATGGTGTCCCACTCGTATCTGAGGTTCGCATTGGATTTGAATTCCTGTTTTAGTTCTGCGATTCGTTTATTGATGTCCATTCGATATTACTGCATTGTTCGTGATTTAGAGAGAAGTTCTGCGGCGGTCGTCGCGTCCTTCAGTGCGGCTCCTTGGCGTGCTTTTTCCAGTTCGATCCGGCGCTTGATGGCGGCATCGGCAAGCATGTTCTGGCGTTTTGCATCGCTGATCGCGTTCATGCCTTGGATCTTCACTTGGAACTCAATGATCTTCCGCTGCATCTCGCTGTTGATTTCCTCGGCTTTCTGCGCGGCTTCCGGTGATTGGCCTTCCTGCTGCTGGGCTGGCTGTTCCTGTGCGGCCTTGCGCTGAGCGGCTTCGATCTTCTTCGTTCCGTTCCAGATGATTTCTCCAGCCTGTTGCAATGCCTGATTGTACTCGGCAACCTTTGTCTCCACGGTCGGATCGTTCGACAGGATCGCCAAGTGACCGATACAGTGTTCGTGGATGATAATCATCGGCTGCACCGCTTCCTCCAAGCTGAGCGCCCCGGTTTCCACATCGTTGAGAATCTGTGCGATGAACGGAATGTGGGTATCCAAGTGGACAACATGCATGTCATTCGGCTCAACCGGAATCGGAGAGCCAGAGCGCATGACGAAGTTCTGCAACTCTGCGATCTTCTTGTCCACTGGCGGACGCTGATCTCCCGGCATCCGTTGGATGTACCGTCCAGCAACCTCGTAGGATTTGAGAGCGCCAGCGGTTCTGTCCCGCAGGTAGTTGTGCCGCCCTGCTTCGTCAAAGCTGCCGACATACGGAGCGATCTCATCCAGCATCGCATTCCGCTGAACCATAGAGCCGCTGCCGATTGCTCGCTCGCAGGTGACTGCATCAAAGTCAATGACCTCCAGTGCTTCCAGTGGGAACCCGCGACGAACGAGACGTTTGCGGAAGTCCGCTGCTTCTTTCCCGCCAGGCGTTGCATCCGAGTATCCGACACGACAGAGGCGGCGAACCGCTTCCTGCATCATCCGTGCCCATGATGGGTAGAAGAGATTGAGTTGAGTAGCGCCAACGCGGGACAGTGTTTCGAGTTCCGCTTGGACTTGGAACCGGGTCTTCTCCTGGCTCCCGCCGAAAGCGGAACCTCCTTGGAATTGTCCGGCCCGCTGATTCATCGTCCGCTCCATGTCCGCGAGAACCGGAGTGACGTTGCTTCCTAGATTCGGAGATGCGCGTTCGACGTACTCGGCAATATCCTTTGCCGGGAGCATTGTGTACGGCCCGAGAGTTGTATAGACGATCTTGTCGTATGATGTCTCGCTCAGTGGCTGAAGCATCACGCCGGACGACATGGCGGCGGCATCAACCAGCTTGGAGCGCAGACGATTGGAGACTTGAACCTGCGGGTAAATCTTGCGCAGGATGCCTGAGATGGAGTGGTACGTTCCGTTCGTCCCGATGCCGTAACAGAAGAACGTGAACGCATTCCGCACGTTGTCGTACTCATGGCGGCGAACGTACATCCATGGATCGCGCTTCCCGTCATCCTGAATCGGTGTATCGGAAACGAGGTACATCGAAACAGACCCATCAAATTCTTGAACCCAGAGATGGATTACCTCTACGGTTTGCGTCCTGCCTGCCGCCGTTGCTCCGAGATCGTTATTTTTGAATTGCGCCTGCAACCGCTCCCACTCGGTTTCAGACCATGCCGTCGTTGATCCTGCCGGATGATCTGCGCGAAGCATCGCCTGCTTTACTGCTTGGACATTCCATCCCATCTTCTCTGCCCGCTCTGGATCACGGATCTTTTCGTAAAGCTCATGCAGTTCGTACCTGCGGCGACATCCAGCAATCGTAATGCGCTCCTCCGACGCTAGTGTTTGGCGAGGAATGCAGAAGTCAGACAGTCCGGTCGTCTTCCAGCGCCAGTCGATTGAGTCTTCCCAGTAGCCAATACCGACGCCAAAGCAGAGCCAGTGATGAATTAGGTTCTGGTAATTAAAATCGAAGCCTTCCCAGCGCCGGAACGTCTTCGTCACCTCCTCGGCAAGCGTCTGCTCGTACTCGCGCCGTTGCTCCTCATCCTCGAAATACTGATTCAGTAGTGGGGTGCGAACAAGGTTCTCGACGGAGTTGACGAGATCAATCATCCCGGACTTTGTGAACTCAACGATGTTTTCGGCATCGCCCCAGTTCAGGTTTGTCATGCTTCCCTGTCCTGTTGCCGTCAGGACTGCCTGATCGTGAGGAGGCTCACCGTCCAGCATTGCCTGCTGCCTGACTCGTTGTGCCGCAGATTGCCTGTCCGCTTGAAGCATCGCTCGGTAGAGTTCTCTGCCAGTTGATGCGTCTTTGATCCGCTCCTCTGGTGCCGGGGATTCATCATCCGGTATGTTTTCAAGGAGTAAGTCGGCGCGAGAAGAAGTCATTTCTATCGGTAGGTTTAATCCGCATCTACGTAAAGTCAAGCAATAGCCATCCAGTCGCCGCCGCCGTTTGACCTGCTCACAACATCCAGTCTGCGCATTACTTCAAAGAAATCCTTCTTCGGCAATACAGACAAGCCGCGCTCCTTGGATTGCCAGTGGAATCTCTCACGGCAAGTTTCAATACAAAGCATAAGCGAGTCAGCTTTGTCGGGCGAGCGACCTATCCGTAGCTTCATCTTCAGCTTCGGCTCAACCATCATCCGTTCGCCGTCTGCGCCTTTCACCATGGAAAATCGACGGGCTTTCATCTCATGGCACAGCTCAGGATCTTTGCGGAAACCACTCAACTGCCCGCCGCGCATAAACTCAATCCCGACGCCCCATAGTTCCGAAACGCGATTAGTGTACTTCTTGGACGATGGAGTCCGATCATTTGACGACACTGGACGCTCCGTTGCCCTGCCGCCAAAGTTGATGCGCAGGATTTCCTTTGACATAAACTGCGTCAATCTGTCCACCGTGCCAGTGGCGCTGGTGCTGTCCACCGCCAGATTTCTGTACGACACACCCTCTTTATCTAGGATCTTCTTCACTTCAGCGCAGATTTGATCCGTCCTAGGATTCATCTTGTCCGCCGCATTCTCATGAATAGCGTAGAACTTCTCAAGCTGGAGGCACATCACGCCGTCGATTGTCTCACCAAATAGACAAATGCACAGGCTGGTTTTGTCACCGCCGCTAGAGAAGGACAAGTCCAGCCCCGCAATCTTTGTTGGTTCTTTCTTCCATTTGACGGATTCCTGCATGTACGCATTGAAATCCGTGTCTGTGTAAATCGTATCCTCGGTGCCCTGAACCGGGAAGAATCCTCGATAGAAGCGGTAGAAGCGGGCAGAGTTTTCGCCATGCTGCTGCCGGAACTTTTCGATCTTCTCGTAGGTGAGCATGTACTTGTAGATCACCTCTTGCTCCAAGTAGTTCGGAGACTGAAGAACATCGAACCGGATGGCTTTTCCGTACTTGGTATCCCACTCCATCATGGACTCATCCAGTGTTGCCCAGCCCTCGACAGGCTCGCACATCAGACCGAACGGATCTTCCCTATCCTTCGGATTGCTCATCGCAATCATCTGGAACCATGGATTTGAAATCAGGTTGTCGGACGCATGGAGGACAGCAGGGGAGAGTTCGCAGAGTTCGTCCGCAATCAGGATCACCCTTTCATTCTTCAGCCCGACGAGCTTCTGCACGGCGGACGCTTCCTGCTTCTGCTCAGCGGCAACGAGACAGATTGATGCTGCGTCATGCGCCACCGATCCGTCCTGCGGCTGATAGTGGATCATATTCAGCGACGGCTTGATCTTGCCGAGCCGCTTGTACTTGTCCGGCAGCTTGTTCCACAACTGCATGACGGACTTCCAGATCCGCCGTTTGGCCGCACCGATGGACGTTGAGGTGACGAGGACGAGCGTGTTCTCTGGGTCCGCAATGAAATTGACGATGGCGATGATCGCGCCGCCAAAGGACTTGGACGACGAGGAGCATCCAGCGACTGCGAGGAAATTGTGTTCGCACGACTCCTCCAACATCTTCTCCAGCCAAGGGTTCCACTCGACGACGTTCTTCCCTCCCGTGTTCCAGAGCAGATCAATACACTCCCGCAGATGCTCGTACTTTCCCATCCCTCCTTCCCCTGGAGTCAACCCCCGGATGAAAGCCGACAGCTCAATGTCCAGCCGCGAGTACCCAATTTTGCCGTCCCACCATTCCCCGTAGAGTTCGTGGTAGATCCCTCCGTTTTCGTCCAGCCCCCATGAGTCGTAGTCGAACAGCGGTGGCTTTGGAGAAAGCCCGCCTTGTCTTTGGATGACTGGTGCGACCATGAGTTACAGGAAAAAGCGCCAGTCCAAGGGTGTCTTGAACTGACGCTCCGTGATGTCGGCCACGAAATTAGGTGGTCGTGATCGTGATGGCGTCGAAGACCGAGCAGAAACCGTAAGCGAACCAGTTGGTTCCGTCGCACCGAAGCTCAACTCGGTCGCCAGCAACAGCCTTTGCCGTGACGAGTGTGATGGTGTCGCCGCCAGAAGTCTCAAGGTCGCCATCGGATGCTGCATTCAAGTCGGAGCTATACACCTGACCCTTGATGATGTTGGCGGACCCGCTGGTGACGATGGTGTAGGAACCTGCGGACGGGGCCGTGCCGACGATGAACTCAAAGCTCAACCCAGCGGCAGGGAGCGGAAGCGTGGTGACAAACCCGGCGGCGAGTTTCAGGAAGATCGTCTTGCCTGCGTCATCAGTAGTGAGCGTGGCGGCAGCGATGTTGTTCTGCCCAACACCTCCAACCGCGCCAACCGCAGGAAGCGTGATCTTGGTGGGGGCGGATGTGACAAACTCAACGGGGTTGCCCCCTACGACTAAAAGAGCGGAATTCATTGGCGGTGATCGGATGGGTTGTTTCCCGGACAGTGCATCTCGGCAGGCTGGATGTCAACGCTGAAATACGTGAATGCGGATTTGCGCCAAGAATCTGCTTGACGATTGTAGCGGCACGCCGTAAACAGCCCGCAAGTCAAAAGGGACGTTGACGGAAGCATTTCAAGATTGGTCACGAACCAATTAAGAACCTCACCGTAGCGTCCCTTGCGGTGAGGTTTGCTTTTGCATTGATTCGGGTTAAGCCAGAGGTGCAGCAGGATTCCCAAGTCATTCAGCAGACATACTACCCGCGCTGAACGGGGGACACGATGGCGATGCTACTGCCGCACTACTCATCGAACTCACTCCTGCAAGCAATCGCCAGTTGCAGTGGTGGGAAAGGCAAATCCCAAAACGCTGCTCCGTTGTGAGCAGAGGGCGAACGCGACATTGGAGTTTGGATGCAGGACCGAGACTGCTGAGAGTTCCTCCAAGCCTTTGAGTTGACCACTCCCAATTCAGCGTCTGAAATGCGACGGTGATTCCCTATGCGGATCTCTCTCTTCTTCAGTCAATCCTCTTTACCTAAACCGTAGAGGGCGATTGCTGTCATTGCTCCGGATCAACACCTGTCGGATCATACTCTTCTCCGAACAAGCCATTAGTACGTTCTCTTGTATATGAAATATACCGAACAAGTTACAACATCACCAGAAATGAGTCAGTCAAAAGTATTCAAAAAACACCTGCCGAAAACCGCGATTCCACTGCAAATGGATCTGATCCGCGAGTCTTTTGACGTAGATCCGACCAGTAAGACATGGCTCCGCTGGAAGATCAGGCCGAGGCATCACTTCCGGAATCAACGTGGATGGAATATCTTCAATGCAATGTATGGAGGAAATGAAGCTGGATCTACAGTGAATGGCGGATACGGAAAAACATACTACCGGGTGCGCGTAGGTGCGCATGAATACACATGCCACCGAATTATCTTTGCGCTGAAAACCGGGTCAGACCCAGGAGGTTCGCAAATAGACCATGTGGACGGCGATAGCTTAAACAACAACCCAGCGAATCTTAGGCTGGCAACCCCGACTGAGAACGGGAGAAATCGCGGGAAAAACAAGAACAACACCAGCGGCTGCAAGGGTGTTACGCGAATCAAGAATCGCGGGAAATGGGAAGCAAAGATCCAGATCGGCGGGCGAACACTGCACCTCGGGTACTTTGAAGAGATCACGGATGCTGCTGCTGCCTACGATAGAGCGGCCCGCGAGCATCACGGAGAGTTCTACCGTCCTTCCTGATACGTACTTCCGTATTTGAAATAAACAGAACAAGCATAAACTGCACGATATATGAACTC